GCCGCCCAATGCTGTACCAGCAAGGGTAATAGTATCACCAGCGACATAGCCTGTACCAGCACTGGCTGCCAAGCTGTCGAGTACAACGGAATAAACACCGTTGGTTTTGGTTACGTCAAATGTGGCACCTTCACCGGTACCACCTGTTAAGCCAGTAACGTTTTGATATGTTGCGTTAACTGCTTTGTCTTTGATTGTAATTGTTGTTGTCATAATTTTTCCTTTATTAATGATTATTCATAAACTAATTAGTTTAATAATCTTCAATTATACACTATAAACCAAACAAAACATGTGCGTACACGCACATGTTTGACGAGAAAGTAGGTAAATTTACCAATTATGAGTTCAAAACTTTTGCCACGCTGTTCATCACACTGGCAATACGGCCAATGTCACGAAGTTGTTCTACAGTATAGCCTTCAGTCTTTAATGTTTCGTAGTGTGCTTTCACACAGAAGTGACACTTACCAACAATACTTGCGGCCAAACTAAATGCTTCAAAGTTGCTCTTGGTAGTTCCACCGTGTGACGCAATGGCGTTCATACGTAACTGTGCAGGCAATCCTTTTAGACTAGGATCATCGGCCATCTCAACATATGGATACCATACATTGTTCTGTGCCATAATGCTTGCGGCGGTCAGTGCCGACTCTGCGTGTACTGGAGCATCTGCTAAAATTACCGATAGAATTTTGCCGTTGCCTGTTGCGGCAAGTGCGGCTACAGCACAACCCATGGCCACATCTGCATCTAATGTGCTACGCAACAGGACAGCATCAAGATTTAACTTGGTATCTTTTGCGTAGTCTGGTAATGCACCTTTAACTGATTCAATAAAACTCATTTTATGCTACCTCATCTTTTTTATCACTGGGAAACTTTGCACTGGTATATCGAATAACCAATACGCTAATGGCAATAACAAATGTGGAACCAGCCACTGACAGCATCTCAACAATGTTGATGGGCTGGTGACTCATGATATCTACCATGTGCCGGGTCAATGCAGTTATTGCTATGTAAAGTAGAAACCTAACAGGCATATGGTTGGTTCTAAAATAAATCCCAACCATGGCCCCAATTTCCAAATAGATAAACATCAGTAACAAGTCAGCAACTCCGGCATGGTGCTTCTGGAACATTTCAAAAAACGTCCAGCCAGCGGCCCATACCGTTGCGGCGCCTATTCCAAAAAGTGCTAATCGGTGAAAAATATCAACTAATGTATTTCCAACACGATCAACATTTTTTGTATTCAACATTACAGAGTCTCTCCACCTACTGTGCGGTTACAAGCACATAGTTCACCAGTTTGTAGCGCATCCAATACGCGAAGTGTTTCTTCTGGGCTACGACCAACGTTCAAGTTGTTCACAGTAACGTGTTGGATTTCATTGCTTGGATCAATAATGAATGTGGCACGTAATGCCGCGCCGGCTGGAGCATAGAATACACCCAGTTGTTCAATTAATGACAACTCACCACGCTGTGTGTCGGCAAACTGGTGATGTGTGATTTTCTTTAGATCAGCATGGGCTGTCTGCCATGCTACTTTACAGAACTCATTGTCTGTGCTACCTGTTAGCAAGACTGCATCACGGTCGGCAAAGTCTGTGGTCAATTTGTCGTAGGCTACGATTTCGGTAGGACATACGAATGTAAAATCTTTTGGATAGTAAACGATTACTTTCCATTTACCTTCAAAACTATTTTCTGTAATAGTATAGAAAGCGTCTTCTGGTTGTCCTGGACGAACACCTGTTACTGCGAATGGGGTTAATTTATCACCAACTGTTTTCATGCTTATATCTCCTTTGTTTAAGCGAGTAAGTTCCGATCCTTCATCGGCTTCGGAACTCAGTGTTTATACTGATACTTTCAAGTATACTAGTATATATCATAGAAGTCAACTATAAAACCATTAAAACCCATTGTATTTTTTTATAGCGGCAATTGACAAAATCTATTAGACGTCAACAATAACCCCGAGCATGTAAGCGTTCTACTAGTGTTTCCCAAGACACAGGAACTAAAATTTCAGCAGTGATATTAATACGTATTTCTGTTGTGTTATGTAGATCTAATCTATGTGCCAACTCTGTTCTATTCCAACAAGGCCCTGGCTCGTCAATGTACCAGTCAGGTTCTTCCCAATCTAACTTTGGATCAGCCAAATAACTGAATCCTTTTTGCCATGCCTTTGTTCTAGCATTCCATTCTTCAAAGTGACGTTCTAAAATTCTTGGGTCGTTTGTTCCAGTTTTCCACCAGTTGAGTCTACTGCCTGTAATACCCCTAAGTGGTACGTTTAATCTAGCAATCATTGCACTACCAACTATTTTATCATCAACTATTCCACTGCCCAGTCCATCCACATGCGGTCTAGCTGAAAGTGTGCCTGGTGCTCCTACAAATACTGAAAATGCTTTTAAGGATAATCCTAATTCTTCGACATGAGCTTTCATACGCTGGCCTGTGCCCCAGCTTAAAACTAAGTCTTGATCTATGTAGGTTTTATCAAACTTTGGGCCCAATCGTTCAAATAAATTCCTAGCTGATTCTTCTGCAACTGGAATTATTTTTTCAGTGGCGTACTTGGCTTCTTCTTCAGTGGGCCACAATGAAGGTATTGGAATATGATATAATTGCATATCAGTATATAGCACAATCATCGATGCTAAATATCTGCATGGCACACATTAACGACAACTACCCCCGCCACTTGGGCGAAAAATACAAGAACATTCCGCATGTTGTACTAGACATTCCGCGGATTATACCTGATGAACACTTTGTGGATATGTTCAATGAAAAATCCAGAAATGTACTACGTTTGAAAAAAACAAACGGATATCCTTTTGATCGAGAAGAAGCTAGGGCAAAAGCTGCCGCTGAAGACTGGTTCAAGGACGAGTACACAGAAGATGGTTGTAATTGGCGCGGTTGGTACATGACTCCCACTGACGACACATCCATGCAACATGTGATAGTTGATGGTGCTAAAGAGTTTCCCAAGCTGTTTGAACAACTGTATCAGCACCTACCAATCAAGAACGTTATCCATGCTAAGTGCTGGGAAAATAGATTCCCCATTGGCCTGCATCGTGACCTAGATGAGCAGTACCCAGGTGTACCAACTTCCTTGCGTGTAATGCTACACGATGAAAATCCAGAACCAACTTTTTGGTTACATCCAAAGCCAGATGCAAGTCTTGGTTGGGGATATGAAAGACTAACAGTTGATCCTACAAAAGAATCATTCTTGATAGATGCCTATAGAGAAACAGAGTCAAATACTTTTGTGTTTAACAATTCCGAGTATTGCCATGCCGCAAGAAAAGTCCCAGGCTACAGCAAGATCCTAATGTTCTTGTTGGTAGAGTGGGACTGGGCAGGTTACGAAAAGCTAATGGATAAGAGTCTTTAATAACTGCCGTTGTCAATGACAACACGAACTGATACACATACTAATTGTATTGAGTATTCTTTGGTATCTGGCCAAGCCGAGTCAGATTCATTTCTAAACGAAACTCGCCAATGATATGGGTTACAAACCAATGTAACCCATATTCCACTATAACGTAGCCAGTTCATTGCTTACCAATCGGTTGCATCACCATTGATCGAATGTGGTTCATTTTCATCGTAAGTCCAGCCTAAGTACTTCATCATCTTGTGCTTGACCAGCAGGTTGGGACTACGAAATGCTTCACAGTCATCAAAGCCCATCATGACTCCAACTTCGCAGACTGCACCACTACGGCAAACACCTGCAACACAATGCACAACAACATTCATTCTATTAGCCAAGGCATGTTGCAAGAGCTGAACCAGACTTTCCGCCTGCTCATCGGTAACTTTAAATTCATGTCCGTAAGCGTCGGGTCCTTCAAGATCTAAGAACTTGAACTGGTGTGTTTCTTTGAACTGGTGCATAGGTGCAGGAAAAGTCATATCTGGGTCAACAATTTGAATCAGCATACTATTCTCACCTGCGTTGTGGTGTTTGGCTTTTGGGATATCACCCAGGCTTACATTTTCAATCCAAGGCATAATACTTCCTTAACATTCAATGTCTACGTTGCGGCCTTTGTCTAAATCTAAACGAAGATTACGACTAACCCGTTCAGCAATGAGTCTTTCATAACTGCGTTGTTCTACAATTTTTTGATGATATTTGGTTTGTAAATTTTCAGATTGGATCTGTTGCAGACGATACTGCTCTTGGCTGTAGCGAATATTACTTTGTTCAGCTCTTGAGATATTCATAGTATTATTTAACTATTATTTTTCTATTGCTTTTCTGAAAACAATCTCTTGTCTAGCAAACGCCTGCACTTCCCACGGTTGTTCCAAGTAAGGGTGCGCTGTCGGATAGAACTTGCCCTTCCATTTTTTACCTTTTGGGGTTACCTGCAAAGTACCATTGGCAAATTGCGCTACATGGGTAAGCTCGTGTGCCAGGGTTATGCCTAAATTTAAGATATTACGTGTGGGCTTGAGTACCACCAAAAAGGTATCAATTCCCAACATTGGTATGGTGGAACCTTGGTCCTCAAGGTCACGATCCACTTTGATCATTAACAAGCGACGACTACGGTTCAGTCCCAGTTGAGTCATCATGCTGGGCAGAATGGCCTCAATGTAGCGGCGTGTTTTAGGACCTGCTTCAATGTGGTATTCCATGGTGCTCTTTCTGCTGTATAATAACGCTATTATACATGAAATCCGCAGAATGGTCAAGTGTTTTTTAACAATTTAGTGGCATATTTGGCTCCCCGACCTGGGCTCGAACCAGGGACAACACGATTAACAGTCGTGTGCTCTACCAACTGAGCTATCAGGGAATGTGTTGGTTGCGGGGGAAGGATTCGAACCTCCGTCTTCTAGGTTATGAGCCTAGCAGTCTGGCCACTGACGTACCCCGCGATAATTAGTGTCCGGCTACCTACACCACATAGGCCCCGGACTGAGCAGTCTACTCTGTCTACGTACTTTTCTATTTAGACAGGTTAGCGTCCCTGCCTTTGTGATTTCTCAAGTAGTTCCTAAAGGGAACCTTGCGGTAGATCCAATGCACCGTGGCGTCTATGGGTTTGCCAGTATTCCCCCCTTTGTATAACGGGCAAGGGCGCCCGGGTTCTTGGAGCGGGATGGGAGAATCGAACTCCCGACTTTAGATTGGAAATCTAAGGTAATACCATTTTACGAATCCCGCCAACATGGTCGGAGTACAAGGATTCGAACCTTGGACCCCCTGGTCCCAAACCAGGTGCGCTACCAGACTGCGCTACACTCCGAGATATTTGGTGCCCCCACCATGATTCGAACACGGGACCTACTGATTACAAATCAGTTGCTCTACCAGCTGAGCTATAAGGGCTAAATTTTGGTGGGTCGTGACGGGCTCGAACCGCCGACATTCTGCGTGTAAGGCAGACGCTCTACCAACTGAGCTAACGACCCAGCACTTTACTTATCCGCCTTGTTCACTGTCTTTGACAGTGCCTTCGACTTCAATCTCTTCATCAATCATTTCTTCTTGAGATTTCTTCTTGCCAAACGCCAATTCCCAATTGCTTGCAAATGTATTTGCATCAACACTTTTTGGCCTTGGCGCAGATCCTTTACCGCCATCACTCATAGCTTTCTCCTTAATATTGGTGGAGGTGACAGGGATCGAACCTGCGACATTCTGCTTGCAAAGCAGACGCTCTCCCAACTGAGCTACACCCCCAAAACATATTGAAACACACTAACTACCTTGGTATGTACTCAAGTTCATGGAACCGCTACGACCCTATCTTTAATGTGCTTCAATATGCTCTGCATCCCCCGGCGGTAATTATAGAGTATCAAGATATGACGCTATCATACCCATCACACACTCCTTCCACCCGCTTCCCGACAGGGACCGTTCTCGCATTGCTAGCGGCCTTTGGGTTTAAAGACTACCACCCGTAGTTGTCACACTACTTCTCATCGTGCGGGTCACACTATCCGAAGACACTCGGAACGTTCTTTTATAAATACAGTATGGAACTACAAAACTGTATTGATGTTGTTGAAAAGTTGTTGCGTCAAAACAACCGTAAATATAAAGATAGCCACGAACAGTTATTATATGAACGGGGTTACCTCACTGGATTACTTGCTCGAATAATGAGTGATGATCCTAACATTTTACATCAAATCATAAACAAAACAAATAATCGATGATTGGTGGAGACGGTGAGATTCGAACTCACGGTACGTGTTGCCACATACGACAGGTTAGCAACCTGCTGCCTTCGGCCACTCG